GATATCAGTCCAATCATGGATACGGTTTGCCATAAATATAATAAAAATAAATTAGGATTCCAAATCCCGCTTTACTGTAGTCTTGAATTCAGTAAAGATAGGAGCGTGAGTTGGATTTTCTAAATCAAATAAACGTTTTACTGTTTTAAAGATATCAATGTTTTCTTCTTGTGTTCTAGTAGATGTGACCATTTCCCATCCTTTACCAGTCATTTTTTCTTTATTAGTTTTACGTTTAGAAGATTTTAACCAAAGAATACCATAGTTATCTACTGTTTTACCAAAACATTCCTCATAACATTTACCGTAAACAGCAGTCTGTAATTCGTAAGTAGGCTGGATATGGTTTGAAGTTTTAAAGTCAATCAACCAAAGTTTATCTTCAATTTCAACAATCAAATCACAAGTGCCTGCTACTTTTAGTTCATCTGAAAATAAATGTACTTCTGCTTCAATCAATTTAGGATTATATGTTTCCCAAAAATCAACAAAACGTAAGAACATTTGCCATACATCAGGACTATATTGAGGATTACCGTATTGATTCATAAAGTTCATTTCTTTACCTTCAAGGTATTCCTCAATCATTTCGTGAACAGCTGTTCCTTCTTCACCTGCTTTTTTAACAATGTGTTCAGCAGAGTAGCCTACTTTTTTAAGCCAGTCTTCAAAAAACTTACCTTTAGGATAATAACCTAAAACATAAGTAATTGAAGGATAATACTCTCCATTTCGTCTGTAATAACGAGAGTCTGGTAGTGTTATTTGTTTAGCATCATCTGATACTTCTAAGATTCTATTGTAAGATTTTTTTATTTTGCTCATAAGTAAAGTCGTTTCTCAAGTAAGCCTGAGAATGTTAGAGGATAAGTTTCTGTAATTGTATCTATAAAATTATTAAAACCCATTTCACTTGGGTCCTTATCTTGCATATCTACAAGATATACTTCTTTACCCTCATTCATAAGTTGTTCACAAAACGATAATGCTTGTTTTTGAGCGTCTTTATCAAGGGCAATATATATTTTATCAACAGAAGATTTAACAATCTTCCTCATTAGTTTAGACTGTATATTTTTGCCTAATAACGGTATAACATTTCTTTTAATAGCGATGGCGTCAAATGGTCCTTCGCATAATATAAACGGTAAATCCCAATTAATAAACAACTCAAATGGTATGATGTCGCGTGAGACTGATGGGTTCTTATATTTTACTTTAACTTCTTTTTCAAATGAACGTCCTGTAAAGTAATTCAATATTCCATTTTCATCATATGAAGGAATAATAACCATATTTTTATATGGTCCTGATTCACAATAACCAATATTGTATTTAAGTATATCTTCTTCACTTATGTTTCTAGACTTAACATAAGTTAGAGCATGTCTACCTATAATATCTGATTTCTGAATATTAAGTAGTGGTTTAAATTCTTTAGGTAAGTTAAGTTTTTCTGTTGCTACTGTTTCTCTATCTGCTGTTTCTGTCTTAACAATAGATCTTAACTCTAATGAGGCTTCAGGTGATGCTTTAACTTGTTTAAATAATTGATGGATTTTTTTACCACGTCTATCACATACCCAACAATGCCAAGGATTTTCACCCTTTTTATTTTCAGTCATGTTAACCTCTAATTTAGGTTTATGGTGATTACAAAACGGACAATGATAGGCAAAATTCCCTTTCGATGTCTGTTTACCAGTACCTAATACAGAGTTAACTAAGGCAATCAGTGGTTGATTGAGCATAACTGTAATATACTAAGAAATACTTAGATTACCAAGTTAAGCAAAATCTTTAGTAAAAAATTTTCCTAAAATATTATCATTAAAATAACCTTCAGGATTTTCTAATACACTATATTCAAATAAGTACTTACATTCATAGTAAGTAAGAAGTTTTTTATTAGGAACCAATTGTAGAATTTCACGGGTAAATTCCTCTTGTTTACCTCCTTTTATGAGTTCCATAATTGGTTTAGCAGATCCATAATAAGTTTTCCAGTCCGATTCCTTTACTACCACCTTAGTGGCTGACTTCCTGCCTGGGCCTGTTTGTTCTGCTATTTCCTTTTTTGTTAATTTTTTCTTTACATTATGGTAAAGAACTTTTTTTCCAATATAAGCTTTACCTGTTGGTCTATGTTTTACAACATAAATAAAACCAAAGGTATTTTCTGGGAAATCCTCAATTGAGGAATATGTTTTTTTAGTTAATAACCCGCTGTCACTGTCTGTTTGAGAAAACCATTCATTCATAATATTATCTATCTATGTTTATAAGTATTGTAGTGTCTGTTGTAGGTGATGTTGGTAATGGTTGGGCTAATTTTCCTACTGCTAATAAGTTTTGGTCTTCATCATATAATCCTACAGTTGTAACATATGGAGAGAAATAAGATCCTGTTACAAAACTATAAGGAGTACCATCTGTTGAGCCTGAAATGACTGAGGGATTTAGACTAAAATTATATTCATTTTCTCTAATAGTACATTTATATTGAGTTTCATAAATTATAAATGATGAAGAAAACGAACAAGTTATATTGGGTGATGTAATAAAGTTTTGAGCTATAATAGGATCAGTTAAACCATATACTGCTGTTCCATAATTAGCAAAACCATATCCATCATTTGTAGGATCTGTATCACTTGTTATAATAGCTAATCCTTGTTGGTAAAATATATTACCACAATATTTGTTTTGTTGTTGATAAATTAAATTACCTTCACCATCATCATAAATTGAACCACTATCTGAAGTCCATCTAAAAGTACCAGGTACTATATAATTACCAAATAAATTTACAGGAATGGATAATACTCCAATCTCAGCACTTGAAGAAATAGGAAAATATTTTTCAAAAGTTAATGATGTAGGAAATAAATTAGCGTATCGTCCTACAGATGAAGTAGTACCTACTAAAACATTTCCTTCTGTATCCCTACCAGGAACTAAACTTGATGTTACTGCTGGAAGTCCATAATTAGAACTAGAACTAGCTATATTACCGTAATAAAGTTGTTTGATAGAATCATAAACTAATTCTTGGTATTGGGTAGTTATTTGTCCTGTAGTAGGAGCGGATAGAGGATTAAATGGAGATGATTGAATATTTTTACCTAAGTATCTATCTATTCCAACATTAGAAACTGTTAAAGCAGCAGCACCTTGAAAAGTAAATCCTTTACTTACCTCAAAAGGTGTTACTATAACATCAGAAGATAAAAATTGTTTGTAAGCACCCATCCATTTTAGAAATCTAACTTAACTCTAATCAATGCTTCTTTTGTAAAATCTTTAGGTAAAGGTCTTGACAATTTAGCTACAGCTAATAATTCATTAGTGTCATTGTATAATCCAACAGTTGTAATATATGTTTGAGGACTATTGATAAATGAACTATATAATACTTCACCTGTTGAACCTGAAATAAAACTAGGATTTTCTGAATAGTTATATTCTGAACTTCTAGGTCTTACAAATATATAATTTGATGATATCGTTTCTTCTGAATTTACTTTAAAACTAGCAGCTGATGAGCCTGAAAGGGCTTTAAACATAGTTATAAAAGGCAATTCATTAATAGAAGAAGTAGCAAATCCTGTTGTTGAACCACTATAGGTAAGTCCAACTCCACCACCTGCTTTTACAGTAGATAAAGCTAATGGATTTAAAATAATAGTACCAATATCAGGTAATAACCAACCGTATGAACCTGAATTAGCTGAATATCCTTCAGCTGTGGTCGCAGATCCTGTATATCTAACACCAGCGGAACCTGAAATTAATTGGAATACTCTACCAGCTTCATTAAATTGAACTGAAGAAACATAAGCACTGTTATCTGTTAAAGAAATAGCATCTAATGTTCCTGAAATTTTTAATGTTAATGAACCTAAAAGAATTTTTTCTTTATATCTAGCTCTTTCTAATGAGATAGCAAAAAATTCAGATGCAGTAATAGCTCCAAATACAAAATTAGTATTTTCATCTCCAATTACTAGATCTTGCCATTGTCCATAAACAGTAGATGATGGTGAAGCACCATTTACTAACTGATTATAATTTGTACTTCCGCTACCTAGAACATTTCCATAGGTTAAGGAAAATTGAACTGCTGAGCCACTTAATGTAGATGCAGTATTATATACATCAACAAAAAATTTACCTGATGTACTTGCTACTTGAGTTGAAGAAGTAAAAAAAGTAGATAGGGTTGGGTTACCAGTGGACCAAGCAACACCCGCTACTGAGTCAGAGCTTATTACGAAATCGTCTGCTTCTAATCTTTTAAATGACATAGTCTATATTATTGAACTTTTGTTACTGTTACAGGAATAGTTAAACGAGCACCACTATCTCTACCTTCTACAGTTAATGTAGCATATAAAGCAGTGTTTGAACCAAACAATGTATTTATTGTAGTTGCTCTCAAATTGATTGTAGTTCCTACTACTGTTTTAGAAACATTAGTTCCTAAAGTAGTTTGAACATTTAAAGCTTGTGCTTGAGGTGTATTAACTCCTACACCCTCAAATGTTGAAAATAATCTAACATCAGAAATAGTAGCTGTATATCCACTTGATTCAAAAGTATTACCTCCTAAATAATTTAATGTTTGGGGAGTAATTGCTAATGATGCTCCTTGCTTAATTACAATCGCACTATATCCTAAATCTAAAATAGGCATTTTAGCTGTACCACGAGGTAAAGTTGTTAACTTATACTTCATCATCTGAGTTTCTTGTGGAAACGCTTCTAACAAAGGCATATTAACAATAGCTTCACCATAATAAGCAGAACCAGATGGATGAGTTGGATTGTAAAGAGTATAATCTATTTCATCATCTGCTAAAGAAAATTGAGTGATTCTAAATGAACCATCATTTTTAGCTAATAATTCTCTTCCTTTTGTTGTTAAGATAGCGTCTACTGTTACTACACTATTATTTTGATATCCCATTGTGTTATTTTATTTATTATAAATATATTTACTTTTAGTTTTTATTGAATAATTCCAGCTTTTTTAGCTAAATCATACGGATCATAATTAGGATTGAAATTTTCAGGTA